AATGGGTTTCCATGTTAGTGGATCATCTTCATCTAAAGTTGCACCTGTAGCTGCAGTACTAGAATCACGTAACGTGAAATTTAATTGGGGTTTATCATCTCCCGCAACAAGATTAATCGTATCGTAGTAAGCCATTATTTAACTCCTCCTGGAGGTTGTTCTCAGCATATGACATGCAATATATTTGTCTTTATTATAACACTAGTTTTTTATATGAACCCTCTATCTGTTAATTTAGTATTTGCATCTAAGTTATCAGGGTTAGATAGTCCTAACATATTGATTTGTTTACAACTTTCACTAAATCGTAAGTAATAAGTATTGTTTGCAGCTTTTAGTTCACCACTAACAGCAGCATGTGCTTTATAAGCTGCATAGTTCAATAAAGCTTCTGTGTATATTTGGGGAAGTAATAAGTTGACTGAAATAGTCTTAGCTAATTTAGGTGATGCAGCGTATGTAAGTACCATGTCTTTCTTACCATCTACATCTGTACCTTTAATTATTACTTTAGCAGGCTCTTTAAACATTACAGATACATTATTATCTACACCATCTACAATCTTAGTCTTATCATTATTAATGGGAATCTCTATACCATCTTTTTTAAATACACAGCTAATTGCATGTAAGAAATCATCATCTAGCTTAAATTCTTCACCATCCAGTGCAAAATCTAACTCCATATCTTTTTGTATAATATCAAACTTTTTATGTAATTCGATATTAGCCAGATTAATAAATGAACGTATTTTATTTCTATTACTAGTCTGTACAGCTGTAGGTGTAGCAACTCCTGGAGTCATGTCACCTACGTCAGAAACTGATAAGTTACTAATTTCACCATTGACTAAAAATTCTATATATTCGTAAACTTTCAAGAGGTTTCCCCAAAAATAAATACTTGTGTATTTATCATACCACGTTATTTATCTATTTAGTGGATTTATACAAAATATGAGCTCTCACCTGCTTCCTCAGGTTCTTCATCATCCCAGAGCATGCTACCATCACCTTTATCATTTGATGACACTTCACTGGGTTTCCATGCATTAAACTCACCTAACATAGAGATATTATCTAGTTGATCATCGTGCTTAGATTTAAACCCTTTAATCGTTGCTAGAGATATCTCATCCAGCATTTCAGCTAACTCTTTAGACTCTTTAAGCTCTTCAGGAAACCATATCTTACCTGATTTAAATAGAGGTACTGCAGTCTGCTGAAACCTACTCATCTTATCTTTATTAGGACGTATCCCGGGTGAAGTCTTACCTCGTCCAGCTGCAAGCGTAAAGTAAATATTACGATTCATCATCTCATTCTGGATCCATGCAATAAAACCTCCCTGCTGTCCAGTTACCTCCACACCTACTTCCTGTGGGCGATATTTTTGAGCTAACTTAAATAATTCATCAATAGACTCATTCATTAATGCCTGCTTACAAAAGCCATCTACCCATAGCCAATCGCCATTATTATTATAAGCCCATACGTTAATTGTACTAAAATCAGCACTTTCTTTAGCTGATGTAGCGAAATCAGTCGTAATATAGAAGTTAAATGCTCCCATATTAGTTTTAACATTAGCATGCTTATACCAGGTTAAGTCACCATCCTTAATCAGACGTTCTTCCTCAGACATAATCCTGAGCATTAGCTCTTGATTAAAACTATCTAACTTACCAGCACCTTTAGACTTATCATATTGATTCTTAACGTATTCATAATTAAATCTATCCTCCCAGGCACCTTTAAATTCCTCACGGCTTACAGGAAACTTCTCACATACAGGATAAACAGACACATACCACACTCCAGACTCTACTGCCTTGTAGAGTGGATCTTTAGCGTTGAAAGGTGTCCCAGACCAGATAACTTTACGTTTAGCTGGGTGTAATGCATAGTCAATAGCACTATAGACAGTATTCTCTACACTTTCGATAATAGTAGGTGATCTGGCATCATCATCAGATAATAAATCATCTAACATTGCTAACTGGGGTCTAGTATTCAGCTCTACGGTACCACGAACACCAGTCTTAGCACCATGGCCTGTAATAACTAATTCTTTGCCTTGTCTATTCTTAAAGTACCATCTAATGTCAGTAAACTTAAATTTTGCTATATATTTAAGCAAAAACTCACTATGTTGGCATCTACGTTCTAATCTTAGCCTCATCTTTTTAACACCATTCTCAATGGAGTCAGAGACGTATAAACCATAATCTACGTCTCCAAACCCTGGAATGGAGCCATAAACAGCTATGTATAAGATTAGATACTCAGACATAATAGTAGTTTTAGCTAATCCTCTAGAGCACATATTAACAGTGTTCTGTCTCTGACCAGCAATCATATCTAACATCTTGTAATGAATTACAGGTGTTTTATTTTCCTCACCCTTCTCACCATTAACTAACTTAATAAAGCTAACAAACTCTAAAGCAAACTCACTAGGTACATAAGACGGATCTATATCATAGCTAATATTATTCAGCCATTCATCAACCGTCTTTTTTATTAGTTCCACGTAATTTTATCTCCTCGTTTTTTATCGTTCTCTACACTGGCTTCATTTATCAAATAACTAACTTCCATAGATATCTGTTCAAACTTATGTCTTTCTACCTGGTTATTACAGTCACTCATTCCGTTCTGTGCTAATTTTTTAATAGCTTGTAGCTTATCTAAGCATTCGCTCATACAATGTATCATTTAATCTCCTTAGTAATGTGAGTAATATTTTATTGTACTTCCTCGTATTCTGTTTCAACAGAATCTTTCTTCCTAGCAATGATATCACTATGAGCAATATGCTCAGCAGTAACAGCACCACTCTTAATCATTTTAAGTTGTTGTTGTGCCAGGGCCCGGGTAGTTTCCCTAAGTTCATCAATACTGTCATTAGAGTAATTAACGTCAATCTCAATCTTAGCCGTTTCTGGAGCTTTTAACTGTGTGATCAAGCACTCAGCTGCCTTCTGTCTAACTGTCTCTGATTTAGCATCTCTCATAAGCTCAGCTTGTACATTGATAGCTTCCTGGTGTATATCCATGTTTAGAATATGCACAGGTACCAATGTACGTTCCAATATCCTGTGCACCAAGTCACCTTTGTTGTATGCCGTGGAAAAGCTGGAGATTGTCTTCATTGGTGTATTTTTATCTACCAATCTCTGATATCTATCAGGAAATGTCTTAGCATAAGCAATTGTATTAGAATCACCAACCAGTTTGTAACTGACAAACTTCACAGCATTAAGATAGTCAGCCATCTTGTATTTACCCATCTGTAAAACATCAGCAAAGCCCAGCAAGTTATCTTTGTAGACATCTCTAAATTCATCACCCTCAGTAGCATTGATAAACTTAATCATGTCATCCGTAACATTGTGCCTAAATTTCTTAGGCATACTAGCTTGTAATTGTTCTTTAGTAAGAACAGCTGTAATGTTGTTATTAACCATCTCCATTAATTATCTCCATTCTGTTGTGTCTTACGTTTGTCCCACTCAGTTCTAGCTGTCTGTTTGTGATGATCCTCACCAAACCACACATGCCACGGATTCACATAGAAGTGAATACCATTGCGTTGTACCATGTCATCATTAATCAAACTACGCATAGCACTTGACACCTTAGGAGCAGAAACACCCATTTGTTCAGCTAATTCTTTCTGAGTAATTGCGATGTGATTATTAGTATCACTGATATTCCACATATGCTTCCAAAGCCGAAACTCCATCTTAGGTCTCATAATCAATAAGTCAATCACATCAACCGGGTCTGATTGAATCTCCATAATATTATCCATACACACCTGCCAGTATTTTTTCCTCATGGATCGATTATAACTAATTCCCATTATAGGTAACACTTATTTACCTAAAACAAAACTATCAGGCTAATAGTTACCAGAACCGGTAATATGGACTTTCCCATTTCTGGAACTTTTTCCCACTAGGAATGCGGGTTGTAGCGTTTTCCTTTAATATATATTAGGGCTATGCCCCCAACTACCCAAATAAGTAAGTGGAAAGAATTGTTTATTGTACTCACTCCATTACCCCCATCCCTGCAGTCGCTACGCTGCGCTCACTCCCTTGGGCGCGGGACTGTCGTTCGTACATAATGAAAGAGTATTCATATTATGAAACTCTAATATACGATATATTATTTTTAATTTTAGGTATGGATTCAGTAAACTTACAGCAGGACATCATCACAGGTGAAACCACCCCCCCATGAATTGAGATTAACTATCTTTTTATATTCTTGCACGCTAAAGCGTGTGCGGAGTTGTAAGAACAATTCTATTTTTATAATTATAAAGGAGTACCGTTATGCCAGTAGATAAGAAATATTTCGACTCAGTCCAAGTGTTTGAATTGTTCCATAAAGATGATACTGATACCGTGATTGGTTATGTGTCATTGAAAGACGGAGCATATGCTGATCAGGCTGAATATACTGCCGTTGAATCCGAATTTCCAGAGGCGTATCATCGTGGTGATATTGTTATGGTTGCTCGTGCTAAATTCAAAGGCAAATCATCAGGGAGTTCTATCCTTGAACGCCTCAAGAAAGCGTAGATCTGCCATAACCCATCACTTTTCAAGTGGTGGGTTATTCTTTTGTTTAAAGATGTTGACACATACTGACACTGTTGACACCTTGATCCGATAGTACGATTAAACGCAATTTTTACAAATGCTCACAGTCAGGCAATAGTACTGACCTTGGCGCTAAAGCGCGTGAGGTGTTTGTTTTGTTCTAATTAAGCAATTCACCTAACTCAGAAATATCTTATTAATCTAACCATAGGGGAAAATATAAATGAAAATATTTAAGACAATCGGTAACACTTTAGCATCAATGGGTAAAACTATTGAAAACTCAGCAGAACTTATTAATGTATTCGTAGGTGATGAGGGGCTTAAACACTCAACAAAACAATCATTTAAGATCATCAACACAGCCTTAGATGAATCAGTAGAAATGGCATTACTTGA